ACCGGGGAGCAATTCCTCGTTAACGCCCTTGCTGATGCTGTGGGCCGCCAGCGCATGCTGTACGCAGGCATGAATGGCAACACGAAACGCACGAAGCTGTGGGATGAGTTTGGATATCCCGAGCAGGTAGAATTTGACGGATACTATCGGGCATATGAGCGCAATGCCGTGGCCCACGCAGCTGTGCATAACCTGCTGGATTCGTGCTGGATAGACAGCCCGACAATTATCGATGGAGAAGAAGGCAAGGAGTCTACCGAAACCACGCCATGGGAGAAGCAGGTAACCAAGTTGCTGAAGCGACACTGGCCGAAGATCAAAGACGCTGACCGACGTAATCTTGTGGGGCGTTATTCTGCCCTGCTGATTCAGTTCAAGGATGGTGGCGATTGGAAGCAGCCCGTCAATGTGGCAACTGTAAAGGCCTTGGGTGAGAAAGCAGTTATCCGGCTCATTCCTGCATGGGAATCACAGGTTGTACCTGGCACTTACGTTACTGATATGCAGAGCGAACGCTACGGGCAGCCAGAGTTCTATTACTTCAATGAGCAGCCTGTCGGTGATGATAAGGCATACGGCCCAACGCGTAGCGTTCAGGTGCATCCAGATCGCATCATCATCATCTGCGAAGGCTCTGAAGATGAGAACATGCTTTCCGGCGTTCCTTTCCTGCGTGCTGGCTACAACAAGCTGCTCGACCTTGAGAAGATCTCCGGCGGTAGCGCGGAAGGTTTCCTGAAGAATGCCAGCCGTCAGTTAGGTATTGCGTTCGATAAAGACACTGACATGGATTCGCTGAAGAAGTCCGCTGTTGAAGCTGGATTTAAAGACCTCGGCGATGCGCTGAATGATAAAATCACCCGCATGAACCGTGGAACAGATGCTGCGCTTGTAATGCAGGCTGGCGCACCTTCAGTATTATCTGTTGCAGCAGCCGACCCATCGCCATCATGGACTGTTGCCGCCAACGAGTTCTCTGCATCAATTCAGAGCCCATTCACCATTCAGTTTGGTCAGCAGACGGGAAGGCTTGCATCTGATGAAGATAAAACAGCCTGGGCGAAGCGCTGCAATGGCCGCCGCTGGGGGCATCAAACAACGCTGGTGACAGTTCTGATTGAGAGGTTCTGGACTACCGGTGTAATTGCAGCGCCTGCATCTGGCGAAGTTACCCTCGCTTGGTCAGACTTACTCGCTCCCAGTGAGAAAGACAAGATCGCAAACATGCAGGCAATGGCCGAGGTGGCTCAGAAAACTCAGCAGGCCTTCGGTACGTCAGCCATTGATGCTAACGAGATTCGCGCAGTGGGCGAGCTTGAACCGATGAAAGAGCCGGACATTCCCGACCCAAATAAGAAGCTTACCGACGAGGATCCGCTGAATGATGACAGCAGCGCCAACCAGAATCGGGACGCCAATCGTACCGCGAAATAAAGCTGACCCCACGCAATCCTCACGGCAGGTTGGCCGGATGTATCGGGACATAGAGTCTCGCTATCTGGGCATCAAGCGGAACCTGAAGTTGCTATTCGACCAGCGACTAACCGGGCGAGAGCGTGAAGCCAACAACGAGCGTGGATTCATCCTCTGCAACAACACGGATGGCCCGGCAACGCTATATCAGGTTAACGCTGGCACCTACATCTACGACATGACGGCCGCTCAACTTGCCGACTTGCTGCAGCGCGTTCAACTGATTCTTGATGATGCTCTGCTCGATGGTGGCAGCCAGAACCTGTGGGCCCTTGAGTATGTCGTGGCTGAATATGAGCGCGGTACACATCAGGCATTCACCAATCTATCTGTACAGTCACCAGTGTACGCCCAGCAAACCACGCTGGCGCAACTGCTAAGCACGCCTGCATATCAAAACCAGATAGCAGCAGCTTATGTCTCAACGTACAGCGAATGGAAGGGCATCAGCGATGCCGCCCGGGCTGACCTCGCCAATGTGATATCAGATGCTATTGGCCGAGGCATCAACCCACGCGAGACGGCGCAAATCATCAGCAAGCGTCTCGATGTGAGTATGTCGCAGGCCAAGAACATTGCTCAGACTGAGCAGGTAGGTTCGTTGCGTAAGGCTCAATGGCAGGAAACTGACTGGGCGCGCGAACGGTTAGGGTTGAATACTGCCATTCTCTGGCTGTCGGCGCTAAAGCCTACCACCAGAGCATGGCACGCCGCCCGCCACGGACGCACCTACGCCACCGAAGAAGTTGAGGCGTTCTACGCAGAGCGCGGCAACCGCTATCACTGCTATTGCGCAAACATCCCGGTGATTCTAGATGTCGATGGCAAGGTGGTTAATAAGGGGCTAATAGAAAAGCTGACGAAGGAAAGAAAATCTTGGATAGATAAGTAAATAAGAATAATCTCTAATCTCTTGCAAATGGAGGTTTTATGATTGATCAGAATACAGTGGTCCACGTAAGTAATGGTAAGCAGCAATCAATTAATCTTGGAAAAGTTTCTCTCTTTGAGTACGTGGCGGAAATCGGCAACGGAGTAATTGAGCTGGTATTTACCCGCAAAGGTTCTGATTTCGATAGAGATGAAGTTAGTCACCTAATAAGCCTGAGCAAGGAAGAGCTGAAATTTACTCTCATCAGCAACGAATCTGAGTACTCCTATGATGCCACGCTTCAAGAAGTAACATTAAAGTCAAACGAGTTTTTCGAAAGCCTAACGCTCAAAGCTCTTGTTGTATAAATCAAACAATTGTTTAAAGGTCGCTTATGCGGCCTTTTTTTATTGCCTGAAATCAATCAATGAGGACACAGCATGTCACGCATCTGCGTAAACGTGCTGTCGGTCATCAATTCCGCTTCAAACATCACCACTGAAACCATTAATGGCGCAGAGCACATCGTCGTGAAAAACGTCGTGCCTGTCCGTGACGGCATTGTGCTGAACGGCGGATTGTACCCGGCAGAAGAAAATACGAAGGGCTACAAGAGCCTTGAAGATAAACCCATGCCTTACGGTCATCCGAAGGTCGACGGTCGGCACGTCAGCGCCAGTAACGTCAGGGCGGTGAATGAATACCACATTGGCGCATACACCAGGAACGTAAGAAAGGAAAACGGTCAGGTACTGACGGATGCAGTCATTAATCGCCGATTTGCTGAAGGTTCCGAGAAAGGCCGAAAAGTGCTGCAGCGCCTTGACGACATGGCGGCAGGAAAGTCTGTCGAGCCTATAGGTATCTCCACTGGCCTGCTGCTAAACCGCATTGAGGCTAAGGGCGAGTCCAACGGCAAACGCTACACCTGGATCGCCACCAATCAGGTTTATGACCACGTTGCCATCCTCCTCGACGAGACGCCAGCCGGAACGCCGGAGGAGGGGATTGGCATGTTCGTTAATGCCGAAGGCGACGAAGTTCAGGTGGAAACGGTAAATCTCTCCGATTGCGATACGCCTGACCCACAAGACCCCGCTTTCAAGCAGATGTTCAACAACTTCATGGCGTTTTTCAGCGCCAACAACAAGCCCGTCAAAGAGGAAGCAAACCCGATGAAAGAAATCATCACCAACGCGCTGAAAGCGAAAGGCAAAGAGGTTGAAGGCAAAACCGAAGCCGAGCTGATGGATGCGTATAACCAAATGGTCGCTGAAGACGCAAAGGCGAAAGCCGACGCTGAAGAAAAGGCGAAGAAAGAGAAAGAGGAAGCTGATAAAGCAGCTAAACAGCCAGCGGCCAACGCAGAAGAAATGCCAGCGTGGGCGAAGTTGCTCACAGAGCAGGTATCTGCGCTTAACAGCCAGTTCACCGCTAACTCTGACAAAGAGAAGGGCGAAAAGCGTGCTGCCGTTAAAGCTAAATTCGGCATGACAGATGTCGCTGTGAACGCGCTGGACGGCGAGCCTCTGAATGAGCTGTTTGCTCAATGCCAAACCTCCATCGGCCTGAATGGTTCATTCCGTCAGGCCACTACCAACCAATCTGTCAGCGAAATGCCGGAGTAAATAATGGCTAAAGATGGAAAGCACGTAATTCACGCGGGCGGTGTATTCCCTAACCCACTGCTTAACCGTGAAGGCGCAGCTGCTGCTGCCACCAAGCCTGGCATCATCGGTTTCTTTGATGCTGGCAAGTTCACTGCTTCAGTTGATGGCAATGAAAAGGCAATTCTCTATGTTGCCAACTACGACTACCTGCGCTGCCTGACAGTGGATGACAGCATCCCTCTGGGTGAGCTCGTTGTCGGCATCCAGCCAATGCAGGGAATGTTCCTGAACGTACGCGCGGCAGCCGGCACCTATAAAAAAGGCCAGCCACTGTCTATCGCAAATGGGCAAGTTAAAGCGCAGGCCGCTGACGAGTCCATTCGCTGCTATGTCGAAGAAGACAAGGCATTTACCGCTGCTGCAGGTGACCTGCTGCGCGTTGTGATTAAGTAAGGAGCACCTGAATGTTTGTATACTCCCGTGCTGTCGGTGAGCGCACCGGCAACTTAGAAGTTAACCAGTCTCAGTTCGCCCAACTGCAGGCTGCCCGTCAGGAAGGTGCGCAAGCAGCTGCTGACTTCATTGGTCGCGCACGCGGCAGCAGCGAAGAGCGGGGCCGCCTCGCTGCTGTGAACGCAGGGGACGATATCCGTCGACTGTACCGCGCCTTCGATACCACGGTATTGACGCAGTTCGAACCAACCACACAGTTCACGTTGCTGAACGACCTGATGCCACTGTCTCGCTCAGTGCGAATTGAGCAATCCCGTTACGATTACGCTCGTACTGGTGGTCGCGGATGGGCTCATACCTCGATGTCTGGTCAGATTGGTGCAGCGCTTGACGCAAAGTCATTCACCTTTGACGGAACGATGGTTCCGGTGCATGACTCCGGCTTTAAGTTCAACTGGCGCGATCCTATTTTCAATAGCCCTTCAGCTCTGCAGTCTCAGGCTGATGCGCAGCGCGGATCTGTTGAAGACGTTCAGCGTCAGTACGTGGACTACATGTTCAACGGGTTCCGCGACTCTGAAGGCGCGTACGTTAAGTTCGATGGCCTGACGTGGAAAGGTCTGAAGGCTGATGAGCGTGTTGCACAGGTCACCCTGACCTTTAACTTTGCAACCAGCACGGATCCGGTTGCACTTCGCACTAATGCGATTGCTTTGCGCGACACCATGCGCATTACCAACAACCAGTACGCACCGCAGACGTGGTATGTGTCAGCTGAAATCATGTCGAACCTTGAGCGTTACTTCGATGTAAATGCGACCCGCACCGTGCTGGAAGAGATCATGAAGCTATCCGGCATTGCGGCCATCAAAGAAGATGCCCAACTGTCCGGTAACGAAATCCTGATCGTGCCTTTGACTGCAGGCGTCATTGCTCCAATCGTTGGCCAGGCAATCGGCACCGTTGCCGACCCGCGACCGTTCTATAACAGCGATTACATCTGGCGCACCTGGGGGGCTATGGGTTTGATGGTTAAGCAGGACATCAACAGCAAGTTCTCCGTCATTCACGCTTCTAGCTAAGGAAAAAACATGGCACTCGTAAAGGTACTGGTTTCGAACCTCTTTGCCGGTGCCGGCTTCCAGAAACTGGAGGCCGGTCAGGTTTATGAAGTGTATGATTCGGTAGCGGAGAAGTGGATCGCTAGCGGTAAGGCGGAGAAAACCAACGAGAAGAAAGGCGAAAAGCTCACCTTCGAAGTGGCTACACCGTCTGCGCCTGTATCCACTGATACCTCGGCTCTTCAGTCTCAGCTTGATGCTGCTAACGATCAGATTAAAACCCTGACCGATGCAGCTGAAGCCAAAGACAAAGAGCAAGCCAAAGCGCTGGAAGCGGCTAAAGCAGAGCACGCCGAAGCGCTTTCTGCTGAAAAGTCCCGGGCCGATGCAGCTGAGGCAGCGCTGGCAGTCGCAATCAAAAAGGATAAGTAACCATGGCAGTGCAGATAACGGCAGCGCAGGTGAAAGAGCAGTTATCTGCGCTGGGTTACTCCGTCCCGGACTTCATGATTGATGCCTACCTGTGCAAGTTAGGCAACATAAGCATGTGCCTGGAGGCGGCTGGCTACGATGAGTGCGATATGGTTTTGATTCAGGTGTACGCCGTGACGTTGATGGCAATCACCGCATACAGCCAGCGCATCAAATCACAGTCAGCGCCTTCAGGGGCGTCCCGGTCATTCGATTACAGCGGTGATGTGAAGACTATGCGCA